CCGCCGGATTGGTCACCGCCGCCATCATCGGCCGCGGAAAATCGACCGTCCAGAACCGCGGATCGAAGCGCGTGAGCACCCCCTCCGCCTGCTGCTCCCGCCGCGAACACAGCCACTGCGCCATGACGTCTCTCCAAAAATCGAGTTCGGCAAGCGACGAACGACGGCATAGGAAAAGGCTGTTGCCCCCATTCCTCCATCGCTTCAGCGGGGGGGGACCGCAGGCGCAGCCGGCGGTGGAAGGATTTTGCCACGCGCGGCGTCCGCCATGACGAAGCTCACCGCCTGCCCCCCGTCACCACCACGCAATGCCACCTTCCCCCTGCCGGGGGAGGAGCAGGCAGGACGCGCTTCGTCTCCGCGTCTCCGCGTGAACGACCATCTTACAGCCCGCCCGCGTCCGCCTATCCCTCCAGCGCCGCGCGGACCGCCCGCGCCACCTGCCGTCCCGATCGCTGCAACGCCGCCGGAGCCTCCCCCGTCCCGGCATTCACCGTGATCGTCACCCGCACGTCCCGCCCGGATGCGGGCACCCCCGCCTCCACCCGGCCGCTCGACGTCGGCACGAACACTTCCGGCCCCCGTTCGCCGACGACATAGCCGCGTCCCGGCGACACCGGCCCGCCGGTCGCCCGCCCGGGCAGGCCGACGAGCCCCGCGAGCGCGCCACTCAGACTGCCGCCAGCCGATGCCGAACGCCCCCCGATCACCGTCTCCATCCCGGCATGCACCGCCGCTCGCGCGATATCCGCCAGCACCCCCAGCGCGACCGCCTTCAGGTCGTCGAACCCCAGCTTGCCGCTGCGCGCCGCGCGCAGCAGCGCCCCTTCGATCGCGCGCCCGGCCCGCTCGGCCCCTGCGACCAGCGAGCCCTCCAGCGTCCCCCGCATCGCCTCGACCTCGCGTGCGAAGCCGCTCGTGTCGGCGCGGACGCCGATCACCATCCGTTCGACCTCATCCATCCGGAAACGCCTCCCGCATCCGCGCCAGCGTCGCCGGATCGGGCGGCGTCGTCGCCGCATCGCCGTCGCCGTGCGCCGCCATCACCACCGCCACCAGTTCCGCCGGCGTCGCGCGCCAGAACGCATCCGGGCTCCACCCCAATGCCGCGCCGGCGAACCCCGCCAGCCGCCCGGCGCCCGCCGCGAACCCGCTCACCGTCCCGCCAGGATCTGGCCCAGCAGCACGCGCAGCACCGGCGTCGCCTTCGCCAGTCCCAGCGTCACGATCGCCTCGCCCAGCCGCTCGCGTGTCATGCCTTCCGGCAGGTCGCGCAGGCAGTGCCAGAACAACGCCACCAGTTCCCCCAGCCCCAGCATCCCCGCCGCCGCCCGCTCGACCAGCGCGAACAGCGGCCCCAGTTCGCCCTCCGCCGCCACCAGCGCCTGAAACGACGGGCGCAGCACCAGATCGCACCCGTCCACCCGCAGCGCGCACTCGCCCCGCACGGGGTTCGCCGCGCCGCTCATGCCACCACCACCGGTCCGGAACTCTCCAGACTCAGCGTGTAGGATCGCTCCCCGTTGAAATCGCCCGCGTAATCCAGCCGCGTCACCAGGAAGCGCCCGGTCATGCTGTCGCCGCTCTCGAAGCTCAGCCGGTAATCGTCGAGCACGCCGGACAGCGCGCTCGCCTTGATCCGCGTCTCGGCGCCCGATCCGGTGAACACCCCCGCGCCCGACACGCTGACGCTGCGCACCCCGGCGCCCGACAGCAATTGCCGCCAGCCGCCCGAATCCTTGCTGGTCACCACCACCGCCTCGCCGTTGACGCTCAATTGCGTCGTGCGCAGCCCGGCCACCGTCGCGAATGCCGGCACCTGTGCGCCATCCCCGACCTTCAGCAGGAATGCGCTGCCCCGTTCCACCGCCATGTCCGTATCTCCCCTCAGTTGCTGCGGTACATCCGCACCGCGAAGACGCTCGTCGCCGACCAGCGCTCGCCCTTGCCGATCGCCATCTGGCTCCGCGCCAGCCGTATCGACGTCACCCGCCACCCCTCGCCGACCTGCGCCGGCAGTCCCCCCAGCGCCGCCTCGACCGCCGCGAGCAGCGCCCGCACCCGCACCGGCGACACGCCGCCGTCGATGCACGACACCGCCAGTGTGCCGGCCCGCCCCGCCACGCCCACCGCATCGCCCGCCGCCAGCACCGGCGCATCGACCACCAGATACGGCGTCGCCGCCCGCGCCGGCACCGCGTCGAACACCCGCCCCAGCGGCGCGAGCTGCGTCATCACCGCCGCCTGCAACACCATGCCCGCGCTCACAGCCGCATCCTCCGGTACGGCCGCCACAGCGCCGCCACCGCCGCCGGCGGCTCCGCGCTGCCCTCGCGATGTTCGAACAGATGCGCGGCCAGCAACGTCACGCCCTGCATCACCGGTTCGGGCAGCGTCTCCCACGCCCCCGCCAGCCCCGCGGTGTAGCTCACGGCGATCCGCGTCGCCTCGCCGGGCGCGGTCACCCGCACCCGGCCGACGCCGTCCGCATCGATGTCGACCGCATAGGCCTCCACCGGCAGGACGAACGGCGCACCGCCCGCGCGCAACCCGGTCACCCCCTGGATCGCGCTGACCGGCACGGCGCCCAGCCGCTGCCAGTCGCGGGCGACACCCAGCACGTCCTCGCAGGCCCGCCCGATCAGCCGCTGCCCGCAGAACGCCTCGGCCAGCGCCAGCGCCGTCCCCGCGCCGCGTGTCAGCACCGCATCGGGCGGCTCCACGATCCGCAGATATGCCGCCGCCGCCGCCGCCGCTCCCGCGACGACGGCAGCGGGCATCGTCGCTCCACCCATCAGCCTGTCCTTTCGAAAAAGGCGCCCCCGCCACCGCCACGGGGGCGCAGCGCCGTCAGGCGGTCGCGAACTTCATCAGCTTGATCGCCTCGCTGTCGGCGACGCAGCCGCCGATCCGCTTGGTCGCGTAGAAGCTGACGAACGGCTTGTTGCTGTACGGATCGCGCAGGATCGCGGTCTCCGCCCGTTCCGTGATCAGATACCCCGCCTGGAAATTGCCGAACGCGATCGCAAAAGTGTTGGCCGCGATGTCGGGCATGTCCTCCGCCTCGATCACCGGATAGCCGAGCAGGCTCGCCGGCTGCCCGCCCGCCAGGCTCGGCTGCCACAGCGGCATGCCGTCATTCGCCTTGAACTTGCGGATGCGCGCCAGCGTGCTCGCGTTCATGACCCAGCTCGCGCCCTGCCGGTAGGGCGCCCGCAGGCTCTGCACCAGATCGACCAGCCGGTCGTCCGGCGCCGCGCCGAAGTCGCCCGCCGCCCCGCTCGGCAGGTGTTGCAGCGTCCCCAGCGCCCGCACCCCGTCCTTCGCGGTCGATGTCGCCCCGGTCAGGAACCCCCTCGGCCGGTTGACCCCGTTGCCGGTGACGAACGCCGCCCCTTCCGCCTTGGCGAATTCGGCCGCGATCTCGCCCGCCAGCCATTCCTCGACATCGAAGGCGGCATCGTCCAGCATCGCCTGACTGGCCGAGGGGTTGGCGTAGAGTTCCCCCATCGGCGGCACCAGTTCGGCGAAGACCGGGCTCGCCGTCTCCGGCCGTGCCGCCGTCTCCGCCGCCCAGCCCGACGGCGTACCGCCGGTGGTGATCAGCTTGCGATAACCCGCCGATCCCACCTTCACCACGTTGGCGATGCTGCGGATCGGCGAGGCGCCCTTCAGCACCCGCGCGATCGCCGCATCGATCTCGCGCGGCACCGCGAAGCCGCCCGCATCCCCCGTCACCCCGGTGAACGCCTTCATCTCCAGCGTCGTCCCCGCCCGGACGAACCCGGCAAAAGCCCCGTCCGCCTGCTCCACACGCGCGCCATCCAGCGCCGGCCGTTCGATCACGTCCACGTCATTCTCCTCGTTGGAAATCGTAAATGCTCCCGCGAACGCAGGAGCCCGGGGTCACACGACCGGTCGCGCGCGGCCCTGCGCTCCTTCATGCGCGGCACCACCCTCGATCCGGTCGATCCGCGCCAGCGGCTGCATCGGCACCGCGACCAGGCTCACCTCCGCCAGCGCCACCCGCACCAGCTCGCGCCGCGCGCCCTGCCGCACCTCTACCGCGCGATAGCCGACCGACAGCCCGTCGAGCGCCCGCCGCCCGACCAGTGCGGCGACCTCGGGATCGTCGACCACGCCCTCGACCCGCAGCCCGCGCGCATCCTCGCCCAGCGTCACGATCCGCCCGATGGCAGACCCCCGATGCTGCCACAGCAGCGGCACGACGCCCGCCCCGGCAAAGGCGCCCGCGCGGATCACGTCGCCCGCCCGGTCCACCCGGTCGAAGACCGCGGCATATCCCGCAAACCCCAGCGGGCCCGTCACTCCAGCCACCCGCCGAAGCCCAGCTTCACCGCCAGCCCGGTCAGCAGCAGCGCGCCGGCCAGCCGCACCAGCCAGCCCGCCGCCCCCTTCCACGCCGATCGTTTGGCATCGCGCCACGCGCCGAGCAGCTCGCGCAACTCCGCCAGGTCGCCCCGTGCCGTCTCGTCGGCCAGCCCCAGCCGGGTGAGCGCCCGCGTCGCGGACAGCTCGCCCGCCTCCTCCGCCATCGCGCGCATCGTCGACACGTCCGCGCCCTCGCGCGCCGCCTGCGCCATCAATTGCGCCAGCACCTCGCCGCTCATGCCGCCACCTCCGCCGCAATTCCCGGCGCAATCCCCAGCATCGCGCGCTTTTCCTCCAGGGTGAGGAAATCCGCCGCCGCCACGCTCGCCCACAACCGCTCGCGATCCTCCGACAGCGCCGGCACCCGATCGAGGTCGACCGACAGCGCCGCACCCTCGAACCATCCCGCCAGCCCCTGCGCCAGCGCCGACAGGATCGTCGCCGCCAGCGGCAGCACCGTCAGCCGCCACAACGCCCGGTTCGCCTCGCGATAATTGGCGTAGGTGGCATCGCCGGGCAGGCCGATCAGCATCGGCGGCACGCCGAAGGCCAGCGCGATCTCCCGCGCCGCGCCCTCCTTCAGCCCGACGAAGTCCATGTCCGCCGGGCTCAGCGACAGCGCCTGCCACCGCAATCCGCCCTCCAGCAGCATCGGCCGCCCGGCGTTGCCCGCCCCTGCGAACCCCGCCTCCATCTCCGTCTTCAGCCGCTCGAACTGGTCCGCGGTCAGCGCCGCGCCGTCGCCCGGATCGTAGACCAGCGCGCCGGATGGCCGCGCCGCATTGTCCAGCAGCGCCTTGTTCCATTTGCCCGCGGCATTGTGGACCGCGACCGCACCCGATGCCGCGCCCAGGCACCCCATGCCATAATGGTCGTCGACGGGATTGAAGCTGCGGATGTGCACGATCTCCGGCCGTGGCCCCTCCACATCCAGCCGCGTCCGCCGCTCGCCGACCGCATAGCGATAGGCGGTCGGCCACCCGCCCGCATCCACCTCGACCGACACCCGCTCGGGCCGCAGCGCATACAGCGCCGCCGCCGCGCCCTCGCCGTCCCGCAGCACCTGCACATAGGCGTTGCCGTGCAGCAGCACCTGCGCCGCCACCGTCTCCAGCAGCGCCTGCCCGCCCGATCGCGCCTCGACCAGCGCCAGCAACGCAGACGTGCTCGCCGACAGCGGCGCGGCCCCGACGCTGTCGGCCACCAGCTTCACCGCCCGCTGCGCGATGGCATTGCCGACGAACCCGTCCCGCACCTGCGCCTCGTACGACCGCGGCCACTCCCCCAGCGCCACGCCCGACCCGGCCCGCGACAACGTCGGCCGCCCGCCTTCGCGAGGCGCCTTCCACCCGAACAACCGCATGATGATCTCCTGTTATGTCGCGGTCCGGCCGCACGGGCCGGCCGATGATCGTCCACGTGACGGCGCGGAGGCACGGAGGCACGGAGGCGCGAAGAAGGTGTCCCACGCGGAGGCGCGGAGGCGCGGAGAAGAAGAAAAGGAGCAAGAGCTTCGCTCGCTGTCCCCCGTCATTCCGGCGAAAGCCGGACCCCATGGAGTCAAGCGGCGCAGGGTGCGCGCACCGACCGCCAGCATCGAAACCATGGGTCCCGGCGTCCGCCGGGATGACGGAAAATGCGTGCGCCCGTCGCGCCTTCAGACGAACCCCTTACTTCTTCTCCGCGTCTCCGCGCCTCCGCGTAAACACCTTCTTCTCCGGACCCCGGCCTTCTTCGCACCCCGCCTCTCCGCGCCCCGGCGCGACCCCGCCGCCCGGTCCGCGAAGCCTCCCGAAGCCGCTACAATCCCCGCACCCCGGCCCGGCCCCGCCGCCCGAGCATCAATTCGGTCAGCGCCCACACCAGGGCATCCGCGCGATCGGGCGAGCGTCCCGGCCCCTGATAGCCGCCTCCGGCGATCAGCCCGCACATCTCGTCCTCCAGCGCGACGAAGCGTCCGCAATGCCGCACCCGGCCGCGTTCGTAGAGCGTCGCGACCGGCTCCGCCCGCGCGACCTTGCCGCGGCTGGCGCGGACCAGCGTCACCGGCAGCGTCACGTCCGCCGCCAGCAGCACCGATCGCACCATCGCACCGCCCTGGTTCGCCTCCGCCACCACGCGATCCGCGCCATGTTGCGCGGCGCAACCCGCCACCGCCTTCGCCCAGGCCTCCGGCGATGCGGCGGCGACGCTGGCGTCGCACAGCACATGTCCGATGCCGTCGCCGTCCAGTCCGACCGCGACGATCCCGCACGCATCGCCGACACCGCCGCCCGCGATCGCGCCCGCCGGCGGATCGACCCCGACGACCACCCGCACCAGTGCGTCCGGCGCCGCGCCCCGGCACGCCTCCAGCAACGCCCGCGACCACAGCGCGCCAGCCAGATCCTCGATCATCTCGCCGTCCAGTTCCTGCCGGCCCAGGGCCGTGCCGCCATAGGCATCCTCGACATGGTCGACGAACACCGCCGGCAGGAACGGATTGTCCCGCGTCCGTCCACGCGTCTCGACCAGCCCCTTCGCGCGCAGCAGCCGCTTCATCAGATTGGTCGGCCGCGGCGTCGTGGTGACCAGCACCCGCGGATGCGTCCCCCGCCGCATGCCCATCATCAGATTGTCCCACGCCGCATCGCCGCGCCGCCATTTCGCCAACTCGTCGCACCACGCCGCGTCATGCTCGGGCCCACGCAACTGGTCGGGCACGTCCGCCGAATAGACCCGTGCCACCGCACCGTTGGGCCAGCGCACCTCGCCCCGGCTCGTCGTGTAGCGCGGAATCTTGCCCGTCTTGGCCACCGCGCGCAGCCCGCTCGGCCCCTCGATCATCACCCGCCGCACGTCGGCGGCGGTCTGGCCGACCAGGGCGATCTGCACGTCCGGCGTCGCCGCGATCGCGGTCACCCATTCGGCCCCCGCCAGCGTCTTGCCGAAGCCGCGCCCCGCCCGGATCAGCCAGATGCGCCAGTCGCCGTCCTCCGGCGGCGCCTGCCCCGGCTGCGCCCAGCCCCCCTGCCAGCGCTCCGCCAGTTCCCGCCGCATGCCCAGCGGCAGGCTTCGCAGCAGCACGCCGCGCTCCTCCTCCGACACCGCCGCCAAAGCCGCGAGCACATCGATCGTCGCCCCGCTCATGCCCGCCCCCTTCATGCCCGCGCCCTTCATGCCCGATCCGCCTCCCGCGCCTTTCTGGCGGCCAGCGCCGTGAGCCGCTTCAGGATCAGCGCGTCGGTTTCCTCCCGCGTCGCGAGTTGCCGCGGCGGCTTGCCCTGCCTGACGCCGCCGGATTGCCGACGATCAGCGAGGGTGAGCAGCCGCAATCCGCGCTCCCAGTCGAACGGCGGCGCATCGGCGTCCGCCTCCGCCTTGCCCCCCGACAGCACATGGCCGATCAGGCCGATCTCCACCGTCTGGTGTCCCGCGACGATCGCCGCCTGCCATGCCTCCGAAAAGCCCGTGTCGGTACGCAGCCGGTGATAGCATTGTGCCGGATGGATCCCGATCAACCGGGCCGCGGCGGCGATGTTTCCCGTCGCCGCGATGTGATCCATGAACATGCCGACCAGCCCCGCCGTCCACCGCACGCGTTTGCCGCGTACGGGCAGCCGGACTGTTTGCCCCGTCACCCCGCTCCGTACCGTGCCCGTCGTGTCCCCGCTCATGTTCGTCATGTCGCCCTCCGCACCTGCCGGAACGCGATCGGGCCGGTCGCGGTCGAGGCCATCGCCCCGCCCGCTCCGGCCCGACCCGCAATTCTTCAGCGTTCCTGTTATGTACCCAACCAGCGCGACGATGTCAAGCGATTTAACCGTATAGGTTAGCTGTTACGCGTGGGAGAGGGTGGATCGGCATCCCGGGGCGGCAACGAAACGCCCCCCGTCAACGTCTTACGACCAGACCACGCTTGATCTACCGAAGCGAACGTTAGTACATCCGTCGCTCAACCGTTCGAACGGGCTACGACTTACCATGCATCCTGCAGCGGGACCGATCGCCCATGGCCTGATCGGACGCCATCTCCGGATCACCGATCTGGACGACGCTTACGCTGCGCTGCTCGGCATCGCGCCCGATGCCGCGACGGGACGCCCGGTCGTCGACTTCCTGCATCCGGACGATCGCAGCGCCGCGTCGCTGATCCTCGACCGGGCGTGGGCGGACGGACAGGCGACATCGGCGACGTGCCGTCATCGCCACGCCGATGGCCGCGCGATCTGGGTCAACGTCTATATCTCCCGCATCGGCACCGGCGACGGGCAGCGCCTCGTCGTGACCTGTCGCCCCCTGCCCCCCGAAAGCGACCTGCCGTCGACGGTGGAGGCGCAATGGCAGATGGCCCGTCTGCTCATCCAGGCGCTCGACGGCGGCAAGCGCGCCTTCGGCGATTCCCTCATTGGCAATCCCGCGACCGAGATCCTGCTGCTCACCTATGTCGCGGAGGCGGAGGCGCGTGCCGTACGCGCTGGCGACCTCGCCACGCGGATCAACGTCAGCTGGTCGCTCACGCAGCGCTGGCTCGCCGCCCTCGCCAACGGCGGCTTCATCGAGGCGGAGCTGCCCGGCCCGATCCACCATGACACGCCCGTCCGCCTCAGCCCCCGCGCGCTGGCGATGATCGAGGCGATCTTCGGCGCCCTGATCGCCGTCGTGCAGGGCTCGCTGGTGCCCGCCTGACCTGAGTTCCCCGCCCGCTAGCCGGAGCGGAAGGAGACTATATCGCCCCGCCTGTCCGTCGCCGCTATGCGCCGGGCGGCGGACCCGCCCCGTCCGGCGATCCCTGCCAGGCGCGGCGCACCGCGACCGTCACCCGCGCGAGCCAGCTCTTCGACGGCGGCGGCGGCGGCGTCAGCGTTCGCATGATCGGTTCGAATTCGTGCGGCTCGAACGGCACATGGGCCAGATCGAGCATCAGCCCGGTGACGTCGCTGCTCAGGCTTGCGTGATTGTCCGCATCGTAGGTCGCGCGCAGCGCCTGGCCGACCGGGTACAGCTTCGCACCCTGCCGGATGTGCAGCTCGTCCTCGGTATTGCCGAACTCATCAGCCGCCGAACCCATCCGTCATCGCGCCCCTCGTTCGACCGCATCAACGAACGGACACGCCCAAGGGTTCACGGGATCGAGACGCTATTCCGCCGGTGGATCGCCGCCGTCGTCGTGGCCGGACGGCGGGGCCGTCGTCCCGCCGTAACAGCGATCCAGATAATGGTTGGCGATGATGTAATGCGCGCGCACCGCCAACGGGTGGGTCGCGCGCTGTGCCAGCTCCAGTTCGGTTTCGGCCCGGTCGTAGAAATAGGTGGTATCGTCACGCATCGCAAAAACTTCTGTTTCTCTGCAAAAGGTTGGCCTGCCCGCCGCACCTCCGCCATCAACTGGATCATGAT